ACCTTGTACACCTTGTACACCTTGAACACCTTGTAGACCTTGTACACCCTGTACACCTTGTACACCCTGTAAGCCTTGTACGCCTTGTACACCTTGTACACCCTGTACACCTTGTACACCCTGTAGGCCTTGTACGCCCTGTACACCTTGTACGCCTTGTACACCTTGTAATCCCTGTACACCTTGAACGCCCTGTACACCTTGTAAGCCCTGTACGCCTTGTAATCCTTGTAAGCCTTGGATACCCTGTTGTGCTACATAATCCCAATAAACGCCAAGGTTTTCAGGCAAATCTGGTTGCTGATTAAGAACGTTGTCTTGTAAACTGACAAAACTACTACCATTATAAAAAACAGATTCATTTACGTTATAAACAATATTGGAATCCCAAATGCCACGCCATTTAAAACCAACACCTTGAATACCCTGAACACCTTGAACGCCTTGAACGCCCTGTACACCTTGCACACCTTGTACACCTTGTACACCTTGTACACCTTGTACACCTTGTACACCTTGTACGCCTTGTACACCCTGTACACCTTGTACACCTTGTACACCTTGTACACCTTGTACGCCTTGTACACCTTGTACGCCTTGTACACCCTGTACACCCTGTAAGCCTTGTACGCCTTGGACACCTTGTACGCCTTGTAGACCTTGTACACCTTGTACACCTTGTACACCTTGTACACCCTGTACACCCTGTACACCCTGTAGGCCTTGAATACCTTGGCTTACAATCATCTGCCAATGGGTACTTGCATCAGATGGAACGTTGCCAATATTTGGTATTGAAGTACCAGTATCTGGATCTATATCAAGAGATACCCAAGCACTACCATTATAAAATACTACGTCATTATAGGCATAACTTGTGGAATCGTTCCAAACTCCACGCCAAATAAATCCAAGTCCTTGAATACCTTGTACACCTTGTACACCTTGTACACCTTGTACGCCTTGAACACCTTGTACACCTTGTACACCTTGTACACCTTGTACACCTTGGACACCTTGGACACCTTGTACGCCCTGTACACCTTGTACACCTTGTACGCCCTGTACACCTTGTACACCTTGGACACCCTGTACACCTTGTACACCTTGTACACCTTGCACACCTTGAACGCCTTGAACGCCTTGTAGACCTTGTAGACCTTGTACACCTTGTACACCTTGTACACCTTGTACACCTTGTACACCCTGTACACCTTGTACACCTTGTACACCTTGTACACCTTGTACACCTTGTACACCTTGTACACCTTGTACACCTTGTACACCCTGTACACCTTGTACGCCCTGTACGCCCTGTAAGCCTTGAATACCTTGTTGTGCTACATAATCCCACAACACTCCGATATTCTCAGGCAAATCTGGCTGATTGCCAATATTATAGTCGACCAAACTAACAAAGCTAGAACCGTTATAAAATACAGCTTGATTTATACCATAAGTTCTACTAATGTCCCAAGGGCCTTCCCATCTAAATCCAACACCTTGAATACCCTGTACACCTTGTACACCCTGTACACCTTGTACACCTTGTACACCCTGTAATCCTTGTACACCCTGTACACCTTGTACACCCTGTACGCCTTGTACACCCTGTACACCTTGAACGCCTTGAACGCCTTGAACGCCTTGTACGCCCTGTACACCTTGAACGCCTTGTACACCTTGTACGCCTTGTACGCCCTGGACACCTTGTACGCCTTGTAAGCCTTGAATACCTTGATTGGCCATTACCTGCCAATAAGAACTATCATAATTAGGCTCGTTGTTTAGATTAACATCCTGTACGCTAACCCAAGCTTGGCCATTATAGTAAACAACGTCGTTTACTGCGTATTCTGTTAAACTACTCCAAACTCCCTTCCAAATAAAGCCAAGTCCTTGAATACCTTGTTGACCTTGAGCGCCTTGTGTACCTTGTGTACCCTGTGCACCTTGTGTACCCTGTCCACCAAATGTACCTTGAGTACCTTGAATACCTTGAAAACCAAAATTTCCTTGAATACCTTGACTGGCCATTCTGTCCCAATATGGACTACCGTCATATGGAGGATCTTGACTTTGATTTTGCTGTTTGGCTACCCAACTGCTACCATTATAATATACAGCGTCATTTATTTTGTATAATGTAGAAACATTCCAATCGCCACGCCAAACAATACCAACGCCTTGTATACCCTGTGTGCCTTGACTTCCCTGTATACCTTGACCGCCTTGTATACCTTGTAAGCCTTGTAAGCCTTGAATACCTTGTATGCCCTGTACACCTTGACTACCACCGCCACTGGTCAATGCAGCATAACCAGCAGTAGGAGTATTAAATCTTAGTACCGTTGTACTGCCACTTACAAATTCTATTTCTGGAAAATTAGCAGTACCAGTTAGGCTCTTATTATCAGTGCCAATTACTTCGACAATAGGATATCGAGTACCTAAATTATGTACAATTTCCCAAGTTAATTGTGGTGTTGGCTGTTGAAAAATATAGAAACCACCAATGGCCGTATCGCCACTGATACCTTGAATACCCTGCGCTCCCTCCTTACCAATTAGTAAGGGATCCCACGTTTGAGTATTAGTATTATATTGTTTTAGGACGCTCATTTATTTCTTCTAACAGTCTTGGGCTTGAGAAAATATAGGTACATTATTCTTCAGCCAACAATATATAGAAGAAAATAGTGTTTTGTCGGTGTCTAAATCATCCAAAGCTATACTATAAACATCATATCTTACTGGCTGGTACCCTTTATCCCTAGCCTCTTGGCTTAGGTAATACAATATTTTAACTTGAATTGATCGCTTGTCGCCAGCAATTGATCCAACAATGGCGTAGGAATTGTTGAATCCCATGCCAACTATTGAATTTTCTATGTCTAGAAGCAGCGCCATTAGATGTCCTTAAGTCTGATAAAGTTCCAAAGTATTTATCGCTGCCAGCCATCTTATGGTTTTGGAATCTTGACCAGTGACCAAGAGCCTAACACACCCATTTGCGGTGTCGGCAACAGCGGAAATACTCCAAGATGCAGCTGAAATATCACCTGCAATCTTTTCGGTAACCGTATCCCCGACCAAAGTTGTAGTACTTGCGTTCGATCCTCTGCTTGCTAAAAATTTTATATTCCATGTAACGGTCTCTGTTGCTGTTTTGGCTATAATGTCTGCGCTGACTTTATAAGCATAAAAATTAGGTAATACTAAACGATTAGTTGTGCCTGCTGTTAGTCCATCAAATGTTAATTCACCTGGAGTATCATCTTCTGTAACAGTTCTTGCCATATAACTGCCATGACTAAAGGTAGGCATTGTGATGGAATCAGAGGCAAATGGCATTGCCTGACTGATTGTACTAGTCTGATATCTTAAATGCCCCAGTCCATCTGGTTGTAAAATAATGTCGCCAGCTTCATTTACTGCCTTAATGGTATTATTTTTAATTTCAATATTACCAATTCGAGCAGCAGGAATATTACCTGAACCTGCCAAACCAGCATACTTATATCCACTTACATATAATGATTTACCAGATGTTAATGCTGATGGTATTGTGCCACCAATAAAGTTTAAAACACCAGCTTGATAATCAAAATTCCATTCACCAACGCCGCCAGTACCGCTATCAAAAATCTGTGTGCCAGTTGATTCTGGATTTGCAGCACTGGGATTATCCACATAAACTTTAACAAAGTATGTAGGACCAAATTCAGGCGGGATCCAATCTAATACTTCAGTCAACCAAGTGGGATAAATGCCATTAATAGGATTAGTACTTGTATCTGGCATACATTCTATACTGTCAGCACCAATATATGGTCTTACAACAAATTCAACTTCGGCAGCAACCGCAGGAATTAAAGATGATTGTGTCCAAATTCTATCGCCGCGGACAAAAACTGGACTACTTATAGATTCGTTACTGGGACTTTTATTAGTGCCAATATCAGTCTTGGCAACACCAAAGTATCTTTTGTATAGTAGGTCAACTTTTTGTGAATCAGATATGGCCATTTTACTGTGTTCCTAACATACTTAATGCCGTAACACTTTGGCCACTGCTTACTTTAATTCGTACTACGATTTCTTTACTAGTGGTGTTAGAGCTACTTACAGTACCAAATGTACAAGTTCTTCTTTGTGTTCCTGAACTGTTCAAATTAACTACACCTCCTAATGCACAACCATTACTTCCATTGCCGCCGCCTGCAATATTAGCACCTGGAACACCTGCTCCAGCATATGCTTGACTCATATCCACCCAACCATTTATGGTACTTGTACCATCTATACTACTTCCTGGCAATGCAATCCACATACCAGCTATTGTGCCAGTAAATTGTATGTCAAATTTTGACACTGCACTACGAGTAAACTTAAAAGTAAAATATTGACTACCACTACGCCCTGAGCTTAGATCAGGACCTGCTGGCAAATACCCAGTACTGTAATCAGTTTGATCGTGTTTAATTATACCTTGACTTCCAGATCCTACTACCACAGCATCATATGTTTCTAATGTAGATGTTTGACTGTTAAAAGAGGCTGTTGATAGTAATGTAGGATTATCACTGCTTCCTGGATTAATAATTCTTAATGCATTTCCACTACCTGAGCCCACACTGGTCACTGGGATACTTGTTTCATCAATGTTAGTACTGGTGCCAGTTTTAAATAATACCATGGCATTTGGACTAAAAGTTTGTGAGCCTATATTATATGAATTATTAACTGAAATAGCACAAGTGCCACTATTAGATCCAAACCCAGATTTGATTTGTGCCGTGGTATTCACTGTAACTGAACCACTACCAACATAAAGATTTCTAGCCAATGGCGTAGTTACCCCTGCTCCAGCGTATGTAACATTAACTGGTGCGTTAAAAGCGCCGCCGGCTGTGCCAGTTACAAATGTATCTGATGTAGGATAAGCATCACCACTGAGATTATTAACATCAAAGGCCAATGCAAAAGTGTTACTGGTAGTATAATGCGGTATTGTACTACTATAAATTACTGTGGGACTTACTGGCGCCGTAAAAGAATAATTTGTTATGCTAGGAGTACCTGGTGTACTGGCATCATAATACCAATAGGCCACGTTTGTACTGCCTGCTGCTGTATGATCAATATAAACTTCATTCCAACCTTCTGACACAGTGCCAGCAGCCTTGGCATCAAAGCTCTGCCAAAAAGTTGTGGCAATTGGAGGGGTGGTAATTAAGCTATAATCTCTGTCATTGGCTATGACTAGATTGTTATATGTACCATTATCAGTGCCAATTAATGTGACTTCATCTTGTGTATCAGTCATTGTATGATTGCCTGCATCTACACCATTCTTATGTGTAGTAACAACCCCTTCAATTCCTGGGCCGCAGCCTGTTATAAAATTTGTAGTATAACTATTTGCTCTTCTAAAAAGAGCAACTGTTGTGCCTCCAGCAACATTTCTATTGCTGGAAGTATTATCTGTTTGTATAAAATCGCACATTCTGTATGTGCTAAGACTTTGTATGGCTAATGTTTGATTATTAGGAAAACTAGGAGGATTTGGCGGGACTAATTTACCTAAAATATAGTTCAATTGGGCTATTCCATTAGTCACTGTGCTTTGGTCTGTCATTCTAACAGCCCTACTAACCAGTCTGCCAAGGCTTGGAGTTCCAACATTGACTCCCATAGCACTATTAAACTTGACTAATCCGCCGCTATTTGTGGCTAAATTTAAATCATCACCAGAGGCTTTGGTAAAAATTGTGTTTTCTGTTATCGTAACCCCATCAGTACTAAAAACAGGTGCTTCTATTTCAGTTGTGGCTATGAGGTTTTCAGAACCATTAGTGTCATCAATTAGTAATGTGTCAGACCAGTACCTTGTACCGTCTTTATCAGTTAATAAAAATCGTTTAGAATTGGCAGAGTCTGTTGTGGAAGGTATACCTAAATCAGGTTCCGCTTCACTAAGCTTTAAAAATTCGTATCTTTCTTCACTGACCTTGTTTGGGCGGATCTTTTTAACTCTACCACTAAAGAGTTCCACCCTACCTTGCTTACCCATTCAGAACTCCTACATGACTAATCTTCAGATACATACAAAAAGGGGCCTTTGAAAAGACCCTCTTTGTTAACAATAATAGACAGCCCTCTATTATGGTTCATATTTTCTTAAAGAAATCTTTACAGATTATTTACTTTTTTATATTAAAATGATCCGCAATCTATTACATTAGAAAAATAAGGGTTTCCTCCAAGATCAGCTTGTAGAACACTACCATTAGCATAAGCAGCATTGGTAACACCTACTGGATCTGATCCATTTCCATAAACAACACCCTTAGATGTTAGTTCTGGACGACCAGTGCCGCCATAACTTACGTCAATAACATCAGCATTCCAAGTACCTTCAGTGATTGCTGAAAGAATTTGAACTGTTCCATTGGCTCCTGCAAACAATTGCAAATTAACATTGTCTGGGGAATATACTCTATTAACAATCAAATCTTGCAATTGCAATGCAGCACCCAATGTACCACTTACATCACCAACGAATTTCTTACCAATTTGTTGACCTCTTGGAATAAACACAAAACGTTGTGTTTCGTTTTGGAATCCAAAAAAGCCTAATTTAGCGCCTTGTCCAGCTTCAGCAGCTTCAGCAGCCGCATCCCACCAACGGAAAGCCACACCAGCATCATAATCTACTAGTTGAGAAGTTGCCTCTTCATCACCACCAACTGTAAGAATTGGGTCATCAATTGTTACAGACTCAGTGTTAACCTGTACGGTTGTGCCATTTACAAATAAATTTGAATTAATAATCAAATTGTCATCTGCATCAAACGCAACTTTTTCAGTCCAACTTCTGTTACCTTCTTGATCTGAAAGAAAGATAGCTCTTAATGTTGAATCAGTTGGTGTGATATCATTGTCAAGTTGGTCTGTATAAGTTACCGAAGCAAGATTAACCTGAGTTGCTGGGTTTCTTTGTACTTCAACATTGAGCTCGTTGACACTTTGCCAAGGCACATATAAGTTAGGTTCTGCTTCACTTAGTCTAAGATAATCATACCTTTCTTCACCTGTGCCAAGACCTACTGTATTGACATGTTTTGCTGGGACTTTTTTAACTCGTCCGCTAAATAATTCTACTCTTTTTTGGGCTGCCATTATTATTATTCCTTATATAAAGCCGTCGTATTGATTAGGCTTGATTAATCGTTAGCTGATTCTAGAATACTTAATGTAATTCTTAAAGAATTATTCCCGCTACCTTGAACTCTCAAGGTATCGCCTGATTCTAGAACCAACTTGCCTGCTACAACACTTACGGCATCGCTATGAGGTATGTCAAATGAACTAACTAATTCATTTGAAACAACTCCTCTTACATGCCATGCTGTAATTGCTGCTGAACCACTACTAGTAATATTAGCTACCTGTGTTCCTAGCACGATACCTGTAACCCCCGCAGGGGTTGTGTAGATATTGGTCGGGGTAGTAGTTACCGTTGCTGTTACAGTTTTAAATGCGTTTAAAGGTACGTTTGCCATTTTAATATTTCCTTATTTTAACCTTTGAAAATTACTCATTCAATGCTAGGATGTATGGTGTAATAACACCTAGCAAGCTCTTGTTAAATGCTCTACCAACAATCGAACCTGAGTCACGTTTAATTGTTAGTTCTGGACCAATCTTGAAGTCACCCTTCTGATCTGTACTAGTGAAGTTGATGAATCCACCGCGTTCACTAACAATCTCATTAGCCTCAATCGGTACTCCACCATTATATGGTAACGCACTATCAACGTCAATACCAGTTCCTACCCACTCTAGTGTGTGACCAGTTGTTGTAATCTGGCTAACTTGGTGGAAAGTTGCATATGTATTATCATCAACACTTGACTTAAATGTAGCATCTAGTGTCACTACACTGACATAACCGTTTGAAACGATATCAGTAAATGCATCGAACAATGATCCAACTGTGGTTACTTCACTATCTGTAGCAGCCACATTGTCTGTGTTCTGATCTACATAGATCTGCAACGGAGTTACATAATCATTCTTAACAATCTTTCTTGCCAATGTGTCTAGATAATTGAATCCAGCCGCAGTAGCATCTTTGCTGTCTGCTGGGATCTGCAATCTACCACCACTGAAATACTGCTCTGCTGCATACTTGGTTCTACTATTTCCACCGTAGATCAAGTCATAAGCCACAGCATCCAATGTTAAGCCAATGTCACGCTTACATGTATCTTGTAAGTATCCAAATCCTGAATACTCTTCATTAACATAAGTGATTGTGTCAGCTTGAATTGCTTCAAGATTATCTTGAATTAAATCGCGTAACAATACATACTTGGCTTCAGCATTGTCCAAACTTGGGGCAACTAGGGCAGGAGCACCAGCAAGACCTTTTTGTAATGTTGTTACAATACCATGAACCAATGTTGCAGTTCTTGTTGCATTATCGTTAGTAGCTGCTGTATGAGTCTTGTCTTGAGTCTGACTGTTACCACTTAACGGTGCAACAGTAGTATTCTTAACAATGTCATCAATGATACTTTCTAGATACTGCATACTTAGGATTGTTGGTCCTTTTGTTCCAAACGGAATGACTAGACCACCTTTGTATGTGTACTGGATGCCAGCATCTCTAGTTTGAGTATTGCCACCGTAATACATGTCATAAGCCAATGCTTCAACAATATAACCAATATCGCGTCCGCACTTTTCTGGATTGTACACGAACCATTGTCCATCAAATGCATCTTTGACTGCCTTGTTTACACTGCCACTTGTAGTATTATTTGCAACAAGAGTAGCTCTAACTGCTTCTATTGCTGTATAATCAGCATCACCAGTATTGATAGTTGGTAAAACTCTTAAACTATTAGCAGTTGTATTAGCAGCACCTAAATTAGCTGAATCAATAATATTAGTTATACCATCAATTAGGTCAGTAACACCATCTTGAACTGTGCTACTACTTGCTCCACCAAATGTTCCTTTTGTAACAGAAATTTGTTTTGGAGTAAATGCATTAAATGTTGTCTCACTTAAGATTAAAGCTCTAATCATATCCCTTAGATAAGCATATGCACCTAGTGTAGCAGTTGCTTCACTTTGACCAGGTTCACCTAGTCCTAATGTTAATGTAGTGCCTTCCCAATATGCAAGACCAGCTTCTACAGTTTGACTGTTACCGCCATAGATCAAGTCATAACGTAATGCTTCAAGGATATATGCAACATCACGCTCACATGCAATCTTGTCATAATCCAATTCTGGATAATTGATTGCAATCCAAGCACGAACTTCTGCTTTGATGAAAGCTGTATTATTAGCATTAGCAATAGTTTCAACAGCATTATCGTATGCAGCAGTACCATTTGTATCAAATGTTAATGCTGGAACAGCTATTACACCACGATCTATGATGTCAATGATAGTATCCATCAATGAACGTACAGTAGTTGCCCCAGTTAATGACAAGTCAGTTAATGCTTTCTTCAAGAAGTACAATGCACCAATAGTAGCTGCTTTTTGTTCGCCTGTTACTGTCTTACTATAACTTCTTAAATATGCCTGACCAGCTTTAACTGACTGGAAGTTAGATCCAAGTAATAAGTCATATTCAATTGCGTCTAGAATAATACCAACATCACGAGCACACTTAGTTGTGTCATAAACACCTCTTACAAACTCTCTGCTATTGATATAATCAAGTACTTTATTTACACTAGCTTCTTTAGCTGCAAGTAATGTAGCTTTAGCAGAAGTAATAGTTGGGTTAGTACTTGTTACTGTTGGCTCAATAATTGTTGTTAATGCTGGAGTTGTTCCATCACCACCAACATAATTGATAATAATATCAATTAAAGCATTAGCCGCGGTAGTTTGTCCTGTAACATAACTAGCAATTGTAGTCTTAAGTTGAGCGTAAGCAGCTAAAGTAGCTCCTTTCTCGCCAGTACCATTGCCCAATTGCGCTTGAGTACCTGCAAAATAACTACGAGCAGCAATAACAGTTGCTCTGTTTCCGCCATATGTTAAGTCATGTGTTAGTGCGTCAACAATATAACCAACATCGCGTAAACATGTAGCTTGTCTACCAGCTAATGTTGCCCAACTAAATCCATTAGCTGTATAAGTGGACAAGTAAGTTCCAATAGCAGTTTTAATAGTTTCTTTATTAGTCTGCAATGTATTACTAGTTACTGCACCTGTAAGACCAGTTGACGGGAAACTTAATGTTGGAGCATTGCCACCGTCATTAATAATGTCAATGATAATACCTAGCTTAGATCTAATTCTGCTTACAACAGTGCTACTAGTACTAACTAGGTTAGCTAATACACTCTTAGCATGAGTTAGAGCAGCTAAGATTGCAAACTTCTGCGGAGCAGCAACTGCACCTTGAGCATCAACTCTTGTGTAAGCAAGACCAGCTGTAACGCTTTGGGCATTACTGTCAGTGAAAGTGTCATAAATTACTGCGTCTAAGATGTATCCTAGGTCGCGTTCGCACTTGACAACATCATATAAGAAGTAAGCTCTTTCATTGATATACTTGGTGGTCTTTTTAGATATTGTAGACACAGCATTAACTATGTTATTTCTAGCAATTTCTAGGTCATTATCTGCACCAAGCAATTGTGGATACTGTACTGTTGGAAGAGCACTTAATCCGTTTGAAATTACATTTTTAATAATGTCAATTAATGTACCAACTTTTGTATCGTTAGTAACGTTAGTTAATTCTTGCTCAATAGTATTTCCACTAACCTCATCTCGAATTAAAGTTTTCAAGTATTCATAAGCAGCTAGAGTAGCAGTTTTCTCAGCAGTAACAACACCTAATGTTAACTCATTACTATTTCCTACATAGTAAGCACGAGCAGCAATAGTAGTTGCCCAGTTGCCACCATATGTTAAGTCATATGTAATTGCGTCAACAATATAACCAACGTCGCGTGTACATAAAGCTTTCTTAGGAGCACTTAATGCATTCCAGAACACATTACTGTCATATCCGCCAGTTGGGTTGGCGAACCAATCTGTAATGTCACTTTGGATTGTACCTCTAACAAGACGAGTTAATTGTCCTTGAGCATTATATGCTGTAACATTACTTGGAGTGAAGTCCATTTCATCTATAGCAACACTTGCTGCAATATCACCATTGATAATACCAATGATTAGATCCATGCTAGCTTTAACACTATCAACAGCATCGATATTGTTGGCCACAATTGAAGCTAACAATTGCTTGACATACTTCAAGCTTTGAATTGTCATATGCTGCTCTTTACTGCCATCCAATACATTTTCAGCCGTATTACCTAAGTAGCGTAATCCAGCTATAGTACTTTGATAGTTACTACCTGTTACCATGTCATATGCGACAGCAGTTACAATGTAACCAACATCACGAGCACACTTTTCTTCATTATATCCAACAGTGTCATCCTGTTCTTTGAATGGATTGTACTCAGTGTTGATCTTAGCAAGTACTTGGTCAACAATGAAGTCCTTGTTGGCTAATAAAGTCTTTTTAACTTCGTCAGCATTATCTGATACTGGTGTACCACCCCAAGTAATAGCTGGTATGCTACCATCTGGACCCTTATCTAGGATCTGTAGGATAACATTCATGCCAGCTGCAATTCTTTCTTGAGCAATCTTATTAGTTGTTAGGGCTAATAATTCATTCTTTAACAAGTTAAATGCTGCTGTTGTAGCTAATTTTTGGGTAGTACCAAACACGCCATTACTTGCAATTAAACGAGCATAACTGCGTCCAGCAATTGTTGTACGGAAATTGCTGTCAAACAACATGTCCCAACTAATCGCGTCAGTTACATAACCAACATCGCGAGCACACTTGACTGCGTCGTATGTCAATGCTGGGAAGTTAGTGGTTACATATGAAGTAACAGCAGTCTTAATTACTGCAATTTGATCTCTAAATGTAGCACTTACTTCTTTTAGATTTACATCTGCCCATGAAGCATCTGCGTAAACTTCTGTAACACTTGCATCATCATCAATCAAACTGTTGACGTTAGCAATCAATGCAGCAATTGTATCAGCTACACTTGCTGGGAAGTCTGAAATATCTGCAATCTTATCGCCTAATTCAGTGAATGCTGCCTTAGTAGCATTAACGTGATCAGTATGAGGAGAAGAACCAAGTACAGCTCCTTCATAATATGCACGACCAGCAACAACTGTTTCCATATTGCCACCATAGGTCAAGTCATACTTGATTGCATCTAATACATAACCAATATCGCGTAAGCATGTATCTTTATTATAGCCAGAGAAACTATGTGAAATACCATCTAGATATGTACCCATCTGCGATAATAAAATATCTCTATTAGCATCAAGTAGGCTAATACCACTAGCAACTACTGCGTCATAACTATTTCTAGTTACTTCACCTAGCTCCAATGTGTCTAATAGAGTACGCATTGCACTTGTTACTCTGCGACCAGCTTCCTTGTTACCAGTTACAATGGCTAACAACTTGCCTCTTAAGAATTCAAATGCTGCCATTGTGGCTGCCTTTTGCTCCTTAGTTGTGAAGTTACCACTTGTAACTTGACTACGTGAGTAGCTGCGACCAGCAACATAACTTCTAAACTCATTGTCAAACATCATGTCATAACGTACTGCGTCAACAACATAACCAACATCGCGAGCACATGTGTCTACGTTATAATCCAATGCTGGGAATGTTGCAGTAACATAATCAGTTACTTGTTGCTGTAAGCTTGCTACTGTATCACCCATTGTTGTTGCAAATGATACAAAGTTACTGTTAACCCAACTTGTGTTAGGTAGTCTTGCAGCAGCATTATCACCTGTGCTAGTATTAATATATGTTACTAACTCATCAAACAATACTTTAGCAGCAGCAGCACCAGCAGCACTACCTGCAAGTCCAGTTGTGGATTGTGCTGGAATACTTCCGCCTGTATAAGGACCAGCAGCTAAGTTTTGAGCAATGTCTTCAATAATGCTACCAACAAAATTAAATGTATCAATAGTGTTAGTAATATGAGTTGAATCAGCTTCAGCTAATACTAGTCCATTGTAGTATGCACGTCCAGCTTCTACAGTTGCTAAGTTGCCACCGTATGTTAAGTCATAACGTACTGCATCTAAGAAGTAGTCAACATCGCGTAAGCATGTTGCTAAACTAAATCCTGTTGGATTAATACCTTCGTCGTCAATATACTCAGCAACTTGACCTTTGATGTAATCTCTGTTAGCTTCAATACGATCTCTAGCAGCTAGACGACCAATATCAAAACTGTTTACAGTGCCACCATATGGAATTGATAGTGCTAATGCGCCGCTTCCAGCAAATGTTCTAACACGACCAGCTCCATTGTCTAGGATGTCAATGACTACGTCCATACTTGCACCAACTCTTGCTAGAGCTGTTGCGTCAGATTTGACAATATCTTCTAGTGCAATCTTAACAATTCTAAAGCCTGCAACTGATGCATCCTTCTGACCTAAACTTGTAAAGTCACCTTCAGTAACTTGTCTACGTAAGTAGCTGCGACCAGCAACGTTACTTCTAAAGTTACTGTTAAACATCATGTCCCAACGTACCGCGTCAATGACTAAACCAATGTCTCTTTGACATGTTGCAACGTCATAATCTAATGCTGGATAGTTAGCACTGATATAATCAGTTGTTGTCTTAGCCACAGTTGCTTTAGCAGCATTTAGCGCATCACTGAACACATATAACTTACTTGGGACCCACTTAATGTCAGCTGGAATTTCAACTGGATCTTGCGGAGCTGTGTCAATGTAGTTCATTACTAGTGTAACTAACGGAGCGACAAAATTAGTACTTACTGGTTCAGTAGAAGCTGGAGCAGTTTTATCTTGTGTAGTACTATTTCCACTGGATCTAGTTACATCAATATTTTGAACTACTAGCTTGATAACGTCTCTTAAATGTCTGTAAGCATCTAATGTAGCAAGTTTTTCATTCTTACCTTCTAGAACTGTACCATTGTAATAAGCACGACCAGCAACTGATGTTTCCATATTGCCGCCATAGGTCAAGTCATAAACAATTGCATCTAAGATAAATCCTAAATCTTCTCTACACTTAGTTTCGTCTGTTGCACCAACACCAGTAGTAAATGTAAATTCTGGGTAAGCATTAGTGTTGAAGTTGCCTCTGTTAGCTGTCTTCTCTTGAATAATGTAAGCAATTACTTCATTAATTAAGAAAGTTCTGTTAGCAACAATTCTAGCTTTGGCATTGGCAATAGCTGCAACGTGTGAATTATCTGTGCCACCTGTTGGGGTTGGCAATGCACTTATCGCAGGAGGATCATCACCGCTAACGATATCTATAATAGTATCCATTAGACTTGTTAATCTAGCTTTGGCAGCTACTTCAATTGTACCAGCAGCACGAACATCAATTATATCAAATAATTTTGTTTTTAATGTGTTTAATGCAACTAATTCAGCAGTATTTTGATCACCACCATCATAAACTTCTGATGCTACAAGACGCGTATAACTACGACCAGCTACAACACTACGGAAATTAGTATTAAATAACATGTCATAACGTACTGCATCAATGACTAACCCAATATCGCGAGCACACTTGGCTGAGTCAAACACTAAACTTGGATCACCAACACTTACTGCATCAACGATGTCAGTAATAATTGTGTCCTTGTCTGTTAGGAACTCACCATCTAATGTTAGGTAATCTGAATCTACCCAATCAATATATGGTGTAGTTGTTACTGGACTACTGTTGTAAGCAGCATCAACTAAGTTTCTTACACCTAAAACCAATGCCTCAGCTTCTCTTGCAATGTCGGCTGGGATGCTAGCAGCTACTAGAAGATCAAGAACCTTTCTAGCCATGAAAGTGTAAGCTTCTAATGTGGATTTAATTTCGTTGCCAATTAGTAAACTTTCGTTAGCTGCACCTGCATAGTATGCACGACCAGCAACCATTGTTTCCATGTTGCCACCGTAGGTCAAGTCATAGCACATTGCTTCTAAGATGTAACCAATGTCTTTTTCACATGAAGCCTTTCTATTAGTTCCAGCAGTAGTTGGGGTGGTATTTGTATTGTTTGAACTATCCCATGTACCATAATCAAATCCATCAAACGCTGGATTCTTACGACCAGCAAGTTCAGCAACAATAAATGCACTTACTGCATTCTTAATAGCAGTTACGTTAGTGCTGTTCTTGAGATAATCAACTGCGTCAAAATATCCAATAGTACGGAAATCTCTTCCAGTTGCTCTTGGTAGTGCGTAAACACTGCCACCAGCTAGTGCAGTAACAAAAGTTGGCACTGTGCTTTCAGCAATAATACTCTTGATCAATTCAAAACTATCAGTAATGCTAGCGATTGCTGTTGCATCAGTTGTTAGTTCTAACACACGACTTAGTGCATAATCAATACCACCTAATGTTTCTCTTAGTTGATCGCTGATTACCAAGCTGCTGGTTGCTCTGCGATAAGCTGTACCTGCTTTGATACTGTTGTAGTTTGTACCTAATAGTAGGTCATTCAATGCAGCATCAATGATTAGGCCAACGTCGCGAGCACAACGGCTTTGATCATAAGTCTTGTAGTTAGCTGTGATATAAGCAGTAACTTCTTCTTTCAAGAACTCCTTGTTAGCAATCAAACTCTTAGCAGCGTTGATACTGTTTGGATTGAGAGCAGCACCTAGTGGTGGAACATTTACCACTGCTGGGGCTACTTCAACACCCTTGTCAACGATGTCATATAGAATGTCAAATCTATTTTCGATTTCACTGATAATATATGGATTTGTTACTAGTGGAGGTGTTTGACTTACTGCAACGCACTTTTCTTTAATAAAGTTAATTGCTTCTAACTGTGGCCCTAACTGGTAACTTGTAACTACACCAGCTGCTTTCTGTAAGTATACACTGCCTGCTGTGATAGTTTGGAAGTTGCTGTTTAGAACTAGGTCATACATGACACAGTCAATGATTAAGCCAACGTCGCGAGCACACTTTTCTGTGTTATATTGTAAAATATAGCTGTCAAGATAATCAGCAATACGAGCCTGTAAACTCTTCTTCTGTTCTTGCAAGCTTAATCTTACATAAGCCAATGTTTCATCACCAGCTAAGAACTCTGGCTCAATTGGCTCTGGAAGCTGTTTCACACCGCCTTTAACAACATTAATAACAATGTCAGTTAGTCCAGCTAGTTTAGCAGCAACTTGTTCGCTAGCACCAATACCACGAACTTGTGGCACTGCTAGTTGGAATGACTCAACTGGTGTATTACGGGATACTTCAAATAAAACTGTACCTAAGTAATTGTAAGCTCTTTCTGTAGCTGTTACTTCATCTGCACCAAGTACAGCACCTTCATAATAAGCTGTGCCTGCATTAACAGTTTCAGTGTTACCACCATATGTTAGATCGTAGTAAATGGCATCTAGGATGCTATCTAAATCTTCCAAACACTGAGTGCGATTGTACGCAAACACTGTAAATCCGCTAGTATCACGTCTGTTTTGCTCATCAATCCAAGCAATTACTTCTGCTTTAATAAACTCACGGTTATTCTCAATAGCAGTTCTAGCAGCCAATGTATTTCTATCATAAGCATTTAGAGGTGTGTTTAGAGAATTAGCACCTGTTGGAGTTGGAATTGAATATGGCTTAGCTGGAACATCTTTAACTAAAATATATGTTAATCCAGTTGGTGTGCCAGCAGTGGTTGTAATTGCACTGCCGCCCTTTGTAGCTGACAATGTAAAGTTAGTAGGGCCACTAGTAGAAATAACGTAGTATGTATTTCCAGTAGCATACCCAGTAATGGAGCCACCGCCACCATATGTACCTGTAATAACAACTTTTGCTCCTACTTCCACATATGCCTCTGATGCACAAGAGAATTGGCCACCAGTGCCAGTAATAGCAACTGTTCTTAAAGGAACACCAACATTAGTAATGAACAAGTCCATTAAGGTATTAATTCTAGCTAAAGTTGTTGTGTCACCACCATTACCACTACCAGCAGTGCCATTAGTATTAATAGCAGTCTTGCTTGTTGATTTTGCTCTATTATTAAGTGTTATTAACTCAGCCTTTAGTTGCTTGAAAGCTGCTATTGTAGCTTGTCTCTGAACACCAGTCACAGCATTTGTCACATTGCGACTGTAAGCTTGAGCAGCAATAATTGTCTTAAAGTTTGTATCAAAAGCAATGTCAAAACGTAGTGCATCCAACAATAAAGCAGTGTCGCGAGCACACTTATCTGTGTCAAAATAGCTAACTCTTAATGTACCTGCTCCTGGAGTGATTGTTGCGGCAGTTAGCTCTGCATTTGTTGTACGATCACTTCTCTCACTTACTGTGAAAGTATTGGATGTTGGGATTGTTTTTACATAATATGTAGTACCAAACTTAATGCTGCCAACATCTGCACCTGCTGTAAATTGAATTGCTTGTCCAACAGTGAATGTATGATCATTTGTTACAGTAATTGTAGCAACACCGCCGCCACCTACAGCAATTCCAGTTACTGTGTTACCATTGTTAGTGATAGCATATTCTGTAACAATCTGTGGGAAACTCTTAGGTCTTCTAACTGTGTCAACTACTGAAGCAACTAAATTAGGTGTTTTATATTTGCCCAATAATTCTGCAAAATCAGACAAGTTAGTACCTGCCCATGCTGTATCTGGATACACAGTGCTTGGATTAGCAGCAATAGTACTGATATAATCTCTAACTGTCCATGCTAGATTTCTACTAGCTTGAGCAGCACTTACACCAGCTTGTGGACCAAATACTTGTGGAACCTTAACTTGAAGCTTACTTACATCCTCATTCTTAGCAATCTTTGCTACTAGAGACTGTAAGTATGTATAAGCAGTTACGGTAATTGCTAACTGTCCACTTGGGAGTGAATCGTTATCAAGTCCGGCACCAGCATAATATGCTAACGCAGCAACACTAGTTTCCATTGTGCCACCGTAAGTCATATCATAACGTAGTGCGTCAATGATATAATCAACGTCGCGTAAACATACTGCATTATTATAATCTAAAGATGGGGACTCAACAGTGATTTTCTTGGTCAATTCTGCTTTGATAAACGCTCTGTTAGCATCAATTAAGTTTCTTGCATATCCATAACTTGGTAGATAATCTGTATTATAGCCAGTTGGGCTTGGTAGTTTAACTTCTGGAAGTTGATCTAATCCACCTTTTAGTACTGCCAATACAATATCCATACACTCAGCTACACGAGATCTAGCTGTTTCACTAGTTGTTGTGTATGTTAATAGTGTAGTTCTTAGTAACTCAAATGAGCCAATTGTAGCATCTTTTTGTAGTCCTACTACTAGAGCAGCCTGTGCGCGATAATAGCTACGAGCAGCAACAATTGTTCTAAAGTTACTACCAAACATCATATCATAACGTACTGCGTCAACAACTAAACCAATGTCGCGTTCGCATGAAATAACATTATAATCAAATATTGTTAGACCACTAACGCTAGCGTTTGTTGTTAAGTTAACAGCAGAACCACCTTTCTCAGTACTTACTTGGAAGCCATTAGTTGTAAGATAAGTTCCACCTAATACATAATAAACAGTATCAGCAGTTAGGCCTGTACCTGTTGTAGTACCTTTAAGTACTATAATTTGATCTTCAACTAAACCATGTCTATTAGCAGTAATTATATCATTAGTTGTGTTGGTTGCGGTTACCTGTGTTTGAGCACTGTAATTTGCAGCAATATAATCTGTAACAGCAGTCTTAATATCAGTTTTTTCAGCTTCAATAGCATCACTGATAGTTACTAACTCACTGTCAAGAACATTAACCCAATCTGTGCTAGCTGCAACTGGAGTTGGATTTGTTCCACCTAGTGCTGTTAAAATAACACCAATTAGATCATTAGCTTTAGTGCCAGCTGCACTTGAACCTTTACTGCTTGATGTTGTGCTTTGTTTAACTGTATTATTAGCGATGATTTCTAAAATCTTAGCTTTGGTAAAATCAATTGCTGCTAGTGTGGCTTCTTTTTGGTTATTAGTTGTAAAGCCACCTTCTGTAACTTGAGTTCTAGCATAACTACGACCAGCTACAGTACTTCTAAAGTTTGTACCAAACATTAAGTCATAACGTACAGCATCAATAATTAGGCCAATATCTCTTCGGCATGTATTTACTACGTAATTGCCTACTAAGTCTGGATAATTAGCATTAATAAAATCTGTAACTTGTTTTTGGATACCAACCCCTAAACTTACACCGTTAAGTGTATTAGAAGAATTTGCATTATTAACAGCATCTAGAATATCACTGATTTCTACAAGACCGCTATCAACCCATGCTGTTCCAGCTGGAACTTCAGTATCATCATTATCACCATCATCAAGATTGACAAAAGTAATAATAGTATCAATTAAATCACCAGCAGCATTAGCAGCACCTGAACTTCCTGCTTGAGCATTAGTACCTGAACTAAAGACTTGAGCAACATTATTACCAGTTGTTGCTGTAACCTCATTATTTTGAGCAACATCAACAATGGCTGCTTTTAGTCGAGTATAAGCAGCAATAGTTGCAGCAATTTCGTCATCTCTATTTCCAGTTGGATCATCACTAAACACAAGACCATCATAGTATGCACGTCCAGCAACAATAGTTTCCATATTGCCACCGTAAGTCATGTCATAATATACAGCATCTAGGATATAATCAACATCACGTTTACATGTTTCCTGATTGTAAACTGGCGGACTATTAGCTTCAATGTAAGCGATAACTTCAGCTTTTAAGAATTCTCTGTTAGCTGCAATTAAGTTTCTTGCATTTAGATATGCATCAACACTGGCATTGCCAGCACCACTTGTTGGAAGTGGTAAAGCAAATGGACGCTTTGGAGCAACTGCTTCTCCATTATCTAAAATACTCTTAATTAAGTCCATGTTAGCAGTTGCTCTTTCTGTAGCTAAGAACTTCTTGCTACTTGGAGTAACTGCTTTTAATCGAACTACATCTTGTAGTACTTCGCTTAGTCTTTCATAAGCAGCTACAGTTTGAATAACCTGCTTAGGAATAACTGACTTAGGAGTAATTGCACCATCAAAATAACTTTGTGCTGCTGATAATGTATCAAGGTTACCGCCATATAATACGTCATAGCACATTGCGTCAATTAAGAAACCAACGTCACGAGCGCATTTGGCTCTGTTATAGGCATAACGACTGTCAACAAAATCAGTTATTGCATCACCAAGATCAGTTTTGTTATTAGTTAAACTTAGATTCAATGTAACTAATGCGTTAGCAACCCAATTTGTTGTAGGAAGAACTGTTGCGTCAGGTCCTGAATCAGGATTAATATCGCCTGCAATAATATCAGAAATACGATTAGCCAACAATGCTACTCTAGCGCTAACAGTAGCATCAGCAATTAAAGTATCTAACTCTGTAGCCAATTGTCCATAAGCAGCAATAGTAATATCCAAGTCATTTGATACTAGTACTGAAGCCCCTGTAACACCACTCTTATAAGCCTTAGCAGCGATATCAACTTGAGTTGTTCCGCCGTATGTTAAATCATAACAAATTGCATCAATGATGAATCTTAAATCTCTTTGGCAATTAGCTCTTTGAGCAGGGCCATATGTGAAACCAGGATAGCCACTGCCCTGCTGTTGAATAACCCAAGAATTAATTGTTTTAACAAGAGTTTCTTTACTAGTTTGAATTGTGTCTCTTGCTGCTAAGAATGTAGAAATACCAGCTGTTCCAGTTGTACCAGTTGTTGGAGGAGTCCATTTAACTGTTGGAGCAGCAGTTAGGCCGTTTTCTAAAATAGCTAAAATAGCATCCATACTAGCAGTTACTCTAGTTGTGGCTGTTTCGTTGGTCTTGACTAAATCTAATAACTTGGTCTTTAAGAATTCAAATGAAGCCATTGTGGCAACTTTCTGATCTTTTGTTACTACACTAGCTTGAGCACGATAATAACTACGACCTGCAACAATACTGTTGAAGTTAGTATCAAACATCATGTCATAACGTACTGCGTCAACTACAAGACCTACGTCACGAGCACATACATCTCTGTCATATCCAAAAATTACATAGTTTGTATCAATGTAATCAGTGATTTCTTTCTTCAATGATACTGTGGCTGTTTGTAATTTCTTAAACTCAGCTACTAATTTTGCATCAACCCATGCTAGATCTGGAGTAGATGTTAAGTTTTCAATATCAAGTGCGCCGTTATCAGCACTAGAATTATCAATATAGCTAAGAATTAATTGGATTAAATCAGACATATCGCTGGATGCTGCGGCACTGCCGTCACTGCCAGTTGGACTTCTAAACTGAACTGTACTATTACCAGTTGTTCTAGTTACTGGTGTATCAACTGCCACATCCGAAATAACTGATTTCAAATGTGTATAAGCAGCAATAGTAGCAGCAACTTCATCATCATTTTGTCCAGTTGGATCTAGCTGTTTAATTGCACCAACAAAATAGCTGAATGCTGCTGTTTGAGTTTCCAATGTACCACCATAAGTAGTATCATAATATACAGCATCTAAAATTAAGTTTAGATCACGTTCACACTTGGCTTGATCGTAACCAACTGGTACATCATTTTGATCAATGTAAGCCAAGATTTCACTGATAATAAATCCTCTATTCTTTTCAACTAGATCTCTAGCTCTCTTATAGCCAACATCACGACCTGTTTCTGGGAAAGGAATAATGAATTTTGGCACATTCATTCCATCGCTTTCTACGATGTCAATGATGATATCCATATTTCTATTTGTGCTGTTAACTGCTAAACTGTTTTGTTTTAGTAATTCAGCAACTAGTTTCTTAAGTTGTTTGAATCCACCAACAGTTGCTAATTTTTGACCACTTGCAACTTTAGCAGCATTGACTCTCATGTAACTACGACCAGCAGTGATACTACGGAAGTTACTGCCAAACATTAAGTCATATCCTAATGCTTCAATAATAATACCAACGTCACGAGCACACTTTTCTCTATCATATGACAATACAGTAAAGTTACTATCAATATAATCAACAACTTCTTCTTTGATAAAAGCAATATTATCTCTTAGAATTTTAACAGCAGTGTCTCTGTCAATATCATCATCACTGTTTCTTTTTGGAATTGGATATTCCAATGAAGGAGCTGCAGGATTGTCAACGGTGCCATCTTTAAGAATATCAATTAAAATATCAAATCTTGTACTAATTGCTTTCTTAGCTGCTGGAGTAACAACACGCTCTAATGTTAATACTTTAGCAGCTTCTAATGCAGCAATAGTTTGAACCTTCTGTGGTCCAATTACGTCACTAGCGTAAGCACGGAAATAACTGATAGCAGCATTAATTGTCTTATAGTTGCTATCAAAGATCATGTCACTTAGAATAGCATCTAAAATTAAGCCAACGTCTCTGTAGCACTTTGGCTTATTAAAGCTGAAGTTATCAAAGAAGTTATTAGCCATGAACTTGATAGTTTCTGTTGTAATATCTTCTTTAGCAGCTAGGATTGCATCTCTTACAGCCTTAACAGCAGTTGGCTGATAAGTTGTTATTGGATACCCAGTTGTTGTTGTTCCTAGTGATAATGGAGTAGCTGTACTTACACGAGCAAATGTGTTATCACCATCACTGATTTCATACCAGTTGATGTTAATATAAGCTTGTAATTCAGCTTGAATAAATTGCTTGTTAGCAACTAGCAAGTCAAATGCCTTTTGTTTATTAGGATCTGTACTTGCTGTTAGTCCAATAGCTTGTTTAGTTCTTTGAATGGAATCCTCACTGTTGTTAGGACCTTCACGTAGAATTTCAACAATCACATCAATTAAATTATTAATTGCATATGACTCGGCAATTGTAGCAGGTGGTAGACTGGTTCTCTGCTCAACATCACCTTGCCATGGATTTGGTCTTGGTGTACAAGTAATAACATCAGCTAATAGCTCTTTTAAGTAGAGGTAAGCATTGATTGTTTGATTAATCTGTCTTGGACTTACTGTCTTTAGCACGTTGGATTCATCGTTAAATCCATAGTAGTAAATACCTGCTTGAACAGCTTGACGATTACCACCGTGTACTAAGTCAAAACATACACTATCAACAATGTAACCAATGTCACGAGCACACTTTACTCTGTCATAGTTAAATGCAGGATATGATCTTGTTAGATAAGCAATGACTTCAGCTTTTAAGAAGTTCTTGTTAGCTTGTAATAGTTTGTAGCCATTATCTAAATCTGTGTCAGTTGATCTAGCACCATTTGACTGAATAAAATCACTAGTTCCAACGATTTCTGAATCAATCTGTTTTAGGAATATCTTGAATAAATTACCTAAGTTATTAACTTGAGTTTGAGTTGTTGCAGTACCGTTAAGATTTTGACTACCTGAATATCCTTCAATAGGATCATTAATTACAACACGTTGACTGTACAACTGGGCAATACCATATGCATCTGTTGTAGCAACACGCTCATAATTAGCAATTTGTCTTGAACCATTAGCATAGCTATAATATCTCTTAGCTGCATCTATTGTTTCACTATTACCGCCGTAGGTCAAGTCAAAGCACATTGCATCAAGAACATATCCTACATCTCTTTTACATATATTTTCATCATAATTTCCAATTAAATCTGGATAATTTTCATTAACTTTAGCAATAACAATTTGTTTAACAAGTGTCTTATTAGCTTGTAAGTTTATAACTAAATTCTTAACAGTTACATCTGTATCTTGATAATCAGGATATTGTGGGGCTGTTGTTACTGCGCCAGCGTCAATTGAGCTAGTAATTAACTCAAAATTTCCTGTGACACTGTCTACTGCATCAGTATTTTCAGTTATTAAAGCAATTACTTTATCACGAGCAAATTTAACAGCTTCAATTGTTTCTGTTTTTGTACCTGAAGGAATTACTAATCCACTGGCGCTTATATATGATCTAGCAGCCTTGATACTTAAATAATTACCGCCAAAAATCATATCGTTAATTACAGCATCAATGATAATGCCAACATCTCTAAAACACTTGGATTCAGAATACTGAAGAGTTGGATAAGTTGATCTAATAAAAGCAATAGTTTGATCTTGAATTTCTTGCTTTTTGCTTAATACTTGTTCTCTTAAACGTTTAAGTTCTGGTTCAGCCAAGTCATAATCTGGAAGAATAATTGTTTTTGGACTTAATGGCCCGTTCTCTACGATTCCACTGACAATGGCAAACCCGTCACGTACTAATCTTTGTGCTGTTACAGAACCGCCATCAGTTGCACCAGCAGCAACTTTGCCTACTTGATTTTCAGTATTACCTGATGTTTTAGTAACTGCTACGTCACGAGTAATTAAACCAGCAACATATTTGGCATGATCTAATGCTGCGACTGTTTCTGGACCTTGATCACCAATTGTGATTTCGCCTTTGGCCCAATAACGTAGGCCAGCAAATGTACTTTGTGTAGTACCTTCGTATAATAAATCTTGAGCTAAACTATCAACAATTAGACCATTGTCTCTATTACATGTAACTTGATTATAGTTGGCAAATAATACGCCGTCACCAATGTTTGGACGCTTGGCTAAATTCTTAAATACAATTTGACGTCCTGCTGACTTCTTAACAACACCACGATATAAAATTTCACTAGCACCACGACTTACTAGACCGTAGTTACCAAATGAGCTGTTACTTAGGTTGATCGAGCAAAATCCACCGTTTTCACATAAGAATGAAATATCGCAGCAAATTGTAAAGATGGAAACTAACTGTGTGTTTCCTCTGTTCAACATGTGAATACCAATACCACCTTGGTTGTACTGTGTAAACGCATCAGCAACCATTGAACGTAGGCCAGTAGTTACAGCACCGTCAACACGCATACCTGTACCAGTTGTTGTGATACTGGTTACCGCTTGAGTATAAGGGGAAGTTACAATTTCACCAGCACTACCGTCTGGTGGGAAACAGACCGCAGCTGAAGGAGCAATGTGTCCTTTGAAATTCATACAGAAAATATACGCACCGTTGTAAACCCAGAAAATATCTTGTGTTGGGTTTTTTGGACGAACTGTGGTGTTACGCAAGTTGTCGCCAACAACTGATACACGAGCAGGAACTCTTAGTGGGTTATCTTCAATATACTCCCCACTCTTTAAAAATATGGTCGTGCCAGGTGTCGCAACACTCAGAGCCTTTTTTAGGCTTGCAAAACTCTCCCCCAATGTTTTACCGCTATTGCTGTCATCGCCGCTTTTACTAACATAAAGTACGTTAGGTACTGATGTTGCGCCGATTTCAACAATCTTTTGTATAGCTGAAAACCCTGCAGGTTGTTTAATTTCTTGTTTAGTAAATAGTTTACCGTCAGCACTGTTAATTGCTAACTCACCTAATTCTAATGCCTCTAGTGATGGTACTTTTCCTGGTATATCACTGCGTTTAAATCTAATATTAGTGCTCATCTAATTTCCCTTTTGAATTTAATGAATAAGTTTCACGTAACTTTTTTATTTACCAAAAAAGCTAAAATTACTGCTTATTAGTACTCCCCACAATCAATTATTGTATCAACAAGTTTACCTGCTTTAAGCTCGCCTTCTACAGATAAACCTCTATTCATTTGAGTATTTCCCTCAACTACCAACTCTTTCTGTACTGATGTTGAACCTTGAACTGTCAATGATTCACTTAGATCAGTATTTCCTGTTACATATAGACTGTTATTAACGTCTACAATTCCCTCCACAGTCAATTTACTATTAACTGTGGTATCACCTTCTACGGTTAATTCTTTTTGTACATTTGTAACACCATCAACTGTTAAGTTGTTATTAACATTGGTGTCACCTTGATCACTACCAATTTGAATATCTGTGGCTTCGCCAGCAAAATTAACCTTAGTAGTTGTGTCATTTAATAGATTAAATTCTTCTGTTGATGCCTTTAAATCACCGCCGTCAATATACACATCAGCTGTGACATTTAAATTATTATTAACATTAGTAAATCCTTCACTGCTACCAATACTAACTGTATTAGCTTCGCCTGCAAAATTTACTGTTTTGGCTGTGGTATTGGCCAAATTAAATTCGTCTGTACTAACTGTTAAGTCACCACCATCAATCTGCACATCACCAATAACATCCAAATTATTATTAATATTGGTAGTGCCTTCACTGCTACCAATATTAATATTATCTGCACCACCTGCAAAATTTACTGTTTTTGTAATAGCAGTATTCAATAGATTAAATTCTTCTGTGGTAGCATCTAAGTCACCACCATCAATGGTCACATCACCTGTGACATCTAAATTATTCTTAATATTTGTATAACCAGTATCAGCACCAATATTGATAGTATCTGCACCACCTGCAAAGTTTACTGTTTTTGTAACGGTAGTGTTCAATAGATTAAATTCTTCTGTGGTAGCATCTAAGTCACCACCATCAATGGTCACATCGCCAACAACATCCAAATTATTATTAATATTGGTAGTGCCTTCACTGCTACCAATATTGATTGTTTCAGCATCGCCTGCAAAGTTTACTATTGTTGCTGTATCATTAACTAAATTTACTTCAGCAGTCAAAGTATCTATATTAAATGTCTGTATTCCTATATCACCCAACGTGATATTTCCAATCACTTGCAATGTGTCAGTGATCTTTGTCGGGCTTGCTATTTCAACAATACCATTTGCTGATAATCTTATATCCCCAGTTAGATTATAGATAGTATATTCTTCAAGAAGAAGATCACCAACATATACTTGTTGTTGAAAAGTAGAACGCCATCTCTTTTCAGCTGTTCCTAAATCATATTCGTCTGTGATATTAGGAATTATGTCACTGTTAATATCAGCACCAAATACCACATTGTCAGTATTTTCGTCTCCCAATGTCAAATCACCATCTGCTGTGATAGCGCCTGTGGCATGTAAATTGCCATTTATTAAAACATCGTTATTAAATCTAATGTCATCATTAATAGTAGCGGCTTCAAAAATTAAAGCGCCTGCTGTACTATTAATAACATTATTTTCAATATGGATATCACCAACTTCAAAAGTAGTACCTAAAATGTTAGTACTTCTTGTTGTTCCATTTACGTCTAGTGTATAGGCTGGATTTGCAGTCTTAATTCCAACCTTATGGTTGTCTCCGTCAGCGTCGCTGACCAGCAGATAAATTAAGTCATTCTCAAAGCGTAAATTTGTTCCATCACGGAGCAAATTGTCCTTTAAGAGCTGTCCCGAAATACGACCAACGGCCATACTGCTCCCCTATACCCCGTGTTTCACGGTTAACCAAATTTACATCTCTCACGAGTTCTTTGCTGGTTTACCACAGTATAATAGATCAATCAGACCAATTCTGACTGCTCATTTTTATTTATCAAAAGACAAAAAAACTTAGTCAAACCCATGTAAAACTGTGACATTTTTACCCATAGGGGGTGGGCTACTGAATCTTAAATATAATCCTGCAGGATATACTTTGCCTGGTTGCCCTACAAAATCTGTACTTTGAACCGTGTCATAATTAGCATACGCTATCTGCGGCACATTTTCCACATAGACTAATATATTTTTAGGGCCCACTGGTTCCTGATCATTTTGACCAATTAAGGGACCAAAATATACTTCTGTGCCATCAACATAGGTAATACCAATCAACTCAGTTTCAGGTGGCGGAGTAAACACTTGTTGTACAATGGCTGCTGGAGTTTTAGTTTTTAGTGCATACCAAATGCCTTCTTGTAAAACTTCTAAGGCACGAATACTGGTATTATATCTTAACAATCCACTATTATTATATGGTATATTAGGTCTTTGATTTAGTGCAGTGCCTGGTGGTTCCTTAGGATCACCTGTGCCAATTGGCAATGCCAAACTAACTGTAGACTCCATAATAATTTGCTGATCTACTCTATAAGTAACAGATAGATCTTTTGCTTTTTTATTATTAATCTTATAAGTTTTTAAAAATTTCATTACGCAACCCTGACATAACTCAACGTAGCACTAATACTACCGGCTGGGTCTGCCTTAGCTTGAACAGAATCTCCCGAATCTAAAATGATTTTTTCAGTGTCAAAAGTAAAAGTGTCACCTGGATTTATTAATAAATTATGAATTATTTTATTATCATTTCTAAAAGTGCCACCATCAGGCACAAGATGTACCTGTAAAATACTATCACTGCTAGTAGTATTACAAAAAAACATGCTAGTTATGGCATATTGTTGTCCAGTTACTACTTGGATTATAGGACTAGCAGAGTCACTAAGTAATGTACTTCTTAAAGTCATTTTTATTCCTTAAAATATTAATCCGTAAACTAAGGCCTTGGTAGCACTGATCAATTCACCTGCAGATCCTTGATTAATATAATATATGCCAGTGCCACCAGTCTTCTGTTCTCTTCTTGTATATATCAAACTTTTTCCTACAAGATATATTGGATCTAATTCTTCAGGCGGAGTATCTTTTATGGTTATTTTTGATTCAAGATTAATTATGCCATCAGATGGGCTTATAGTAAATGGCGAACTCAATCTTGAATTAGTATTTTCTGTAGTGATGCTTGTGCCAGATATTCTAATTTTAGATGTACTTGGTGATAATACATCACCAACTAATATACCATCATTGTCCACAATAAATTTAACTCTTTTAAATGTAGACTGCGGATCTGAAACTGATATTTGAACTTCAGTTCTTGCATCTGAAGCCTGTGTATCATAAGTTTGTATTCCAGTATTAGTTTTAATAAACGATCCGCCAACGTTTTTATACCTATACATTTTTTCAATAAGAGCATTACCTGCTTCAGCAGCAACATAATTTGTTAAAAATGCTAAGTTTGGAATATCATTACCTTCACTTATCCTATCTTGATAGGGATTACTTGTAGGATCTATCCTAACTGATAACACCCCGCTATCACCTAAATCAAATATTAAACTACTAAAATTTCTGGTGGCACTGCCAGTAGTTATATTATTAATTTGTAAGCCAACAAGATCATTATTACTATTTTTTAGTACAAAACTACCATCAACTCTAGTACCTAGCACTGGATTGTAATGACTTATTTCCTCATCAAAAAACATTTGAGCTGCATATTTGTCTGGGTTAACACCCCTTTGAATCATTATGCCAGCTTGCCCATCATTTAAAGTTCTAGAAATTCCATTAGTGCCCTTATCACCTCTGTTTAATTCAATGATGTTATCTTCAACTTGCATGTCAGTGACGTTGACATAGTTGGCAACGCCAGTGACATTTAAGCTTCCAATGATAGTGACCTGCCCTGTTTCACCAGTGTCAAGTTTAATTTCACTGCCATTTTTGGCAATGATTTTATAGCCACCTTCTTGAATTCTTAGAACTTTTGACATATTAGGTCGTTGGGGTTAATACAATAAAATCACCTGTACTATCTTGGTAGTTACTTAGATACCATGTATATGTGTTCCCACTAAAATCAGTGGCCAATCTCTTGGTCAATTTGGCAATGGCAATTGATCCTGCTGAGGGTGTGTATCCTGGTGTAGGTGTTTTTGCTGTATCTGTAGAACCGGTGATTAAAATATCACCATCACTGACCACACTTGCAGCTAATACACCAGTTTGAAATGTTGTGCCATCTCTTGAAACAACATAAGTTTTTGCACCACGTTGTTTAACAATCCAATAACCATTATTAGATATACCGTTAAACCTGCCTGCTACTCTAATACCTGCATCACCTGTGAATGTGCCAATTACCTTGACACCGTTAATATCTTTACTTAGTGGACGTCCCATTTTTTTCTCCTTTTAATGGCGTTCTAGGCCTACGGGGCGGGAACCCCATAATTATCTAGACAAATTATTTATCAATACTGTCTAGTTAGATGCTTGCCGTCTGTATGATATATTGTGGGAGGATGACCCATTGGGCCGTACATAGCACCGCGAATTGGGCTGGCTGTTAAAAATTCTTCCAAACCATAAGCGCCGCTAAATCTTACATAATGTGTATGACGTGCTGCCTCATCTCGCCAGCGTTTTCTATTAATAATATGAGGATTGTTGCTGACACAATCGGTTGTGCAAAAATCAAAAACTTTTCCTTTAACTTCTACCACATTCAAATCCATGCCTCTAGATGCTATTATGTCATCTTGATTGCCTTCTTCTTTTCTATTGAATCTTAAATGTAAAATGTCGTCTTTACGCATACCATCTACAATTTGTGGCAAAGTATGTTTGATATTTTTAGCAAGAAAATCCCAGTCATGCTCTAACATAAACAAAAATTCAGCATTACTAGTATTAACAGCCATATGATATCCATGACTCATTCCACCAACTTCATGATTAACAATGGGGAATATTTTTTTTAAATTATTAATATATTCTTCTGATGCTTCTACATTGGGATTACGATCACACCAAACTGTGGTTTTTACCTTATATTTGAAAGTATCTATAAAGGACTTATAGGTATTTTCAATATGAGTAGTTGATGGTGCATGTACTGTGGAATTAGTAAAAATATGTAGTTCAATTATCATGCACTTATTTATTCAGTCATAAAAAAGGCACTACGAATAGTGCCTTTTAAAAGTCGCTCATTGACTAATACAGATTAGCTGAACTTAACGTTACCGCTATTAATACCTACTTTGCCTAGGTAGTCTGCTGCATTACCAAGAGAACTTGCTGTGTTGGAAAGTTCAACATATCCGTAACGTGTCATAAAGCTTACGACTGGTTCGAATGTTGTTGGATCTAGTACAACACCACTGCTCATCAATGGAATGTATGGGCAATAGAATGCTGCTGCATCACTTTCACTTGTACCTTTGTATCCAATAAGGATATCAGCGGTATCTTGAGCATATGTGTTAACATAAATCTTCATTGCGCCGTTTAGTGTACCAACAAACTTGGTGTTTGTTGGAGCTTCGAATGTACCTTCAGTGGTACGTGCAAAAGCTGATGTTGTTGCGCTTTGTAGAATTGTTAGTGTAAATGGACTTACAACTGCCCAGTTACCAGCGCCACGACGTGTACGCTGTGCAATGATGTTTGCAACACGATTGATTTGAACTGCTAGAGCAGCATGTTCGTCACCAACGAATGTGGCTGTACCACTGACCTGTGCTTGGTTATATGTCAACGCTGCTGTACCTGCCAAGCTGTTTAGGCTTGCTAGGATCTCTTGGTCAATCTCAGCAGTAATTTCTTGTGCTAGAGCTGCCATGATTTCAGCTTCGATATCAATACCTTGCTGTGCTTGTGCGTCTTGAGCTGCCTCAAATGTCCAACGAGCTGATAGCTTACGTGTCTTAGCTTCAACTGTTTGCTTGAGGATTTGAATGCTCATACGCTTTCCAGCTACGCCTTCAAGAGCCGCTGTACTTGCAGCCTTACCAGTGCTAGCACCGGAATACTGCTCAGCAATCTTGAATGGGCTTAGTGCCTCTTCACCTGCTGTTACACCAACAACGTCGCCATTGGCATTAACGCTGTCGCTATAACGAACACGTAGAGTATGGATTTGACCAACTGGTCCAGTCATTGGTTGTACGCCTAGTAACTCGTTAGCAATAACGGTTGGCATAACACGACGGATTACTGGAAGAATCACGCGGTTTAAAGTTGCTACGTTGCCGGCAGAGGTACCACCAGCTGTTGCGCTCTCTGCCAAATACTTACGTGTATTTTCTAAAGTAACACCCATCACTGATTTCTTTGTACCTTGAAGACCTTCTAGTAGGGCCTCTTTGGTCTCCTGCCAACGACTTGTTAGTAGTTGTGACATTATATAATCTCCTTAATTATAGTCCAGCCAGGCGACGGATATCAACGATGTTACTATCGGGCTCGCTGCTGATTGTTGTTGTTTCTTTGGTAAACTTGTTACCGGTAATTTCTTTTGCCTCTACAAGTGCCTGTCTTTTCTTTGGAGCACCGCCACCGTCGATAACGGTTGGCAAATACTTGTTAAAACTTTCATTCAATCTCTGAGTTTGAACAGTTTCCAAAAGCTCGCTCATAATTCCCTTTTGTTCTGAGTTCAATGGAGCCAATAGCTCACTCATGATTGCCTTTCTTTGAATATTTTCTCTTAGTACACGAATTTCTGTCTGTTTGCTTTCAATGACCTTTTGAGCCTTTGATAGTACAGTATGTGCTTCAGCGATCTCATAGTCCTTTTTATTAACGACTTTGAGTAATTTACTTGTTTCTGATTTCTCATTCAAGTAACTAGCTTGATATTCATTACTAAACGCTTCAAATATTCTACGTCCAAAATCTGCCCTTCTTGCTGATTCAATGTCTTCTTTTAGCTGCACTAATTCTTTATTCAAGTTATTAGTAACTAACCCTTCAACCATTACAGCAGCACGTTTGACAAACTGTTTCTTCATCTGACCTAATGCAGCACGACCTTCCTTGATCAACTTGACCTTGGTAGCTGCTAGATCTTTCTTATCTGCATAAAATTCCGCAATTTCATTAGCAAGTGCTTCTACTACAAATTCTTCTAATTTAAAGAACTTACTGGCCATAGCTTTTTGGTCTTCATGCAATTCTTTGACTTCGCCAGCTAAACTTCTAAGAACGAATTCTTTTAATTTTTTACTGTCTTGTTTCATCTTAACTGCATACTTGGCCTTAGCTTCAATAAGTTGGGCACGATCTTCAGCAAACTCAGCAATTTCAGGAGCCAACTGATCACCGATCATACGATCGATTGCTTCGATCATGACTTGACGGTCATGGTCATAGCGTTGACTAAATTCTTCTCTAAGTTGTTGAGTCACTTGTTCACGGTTCTCGGCAATGCGAGCCTCCCATGCTTCCTCAATTTGTACTCTTACACTCTCACTAACCACATTGTTTTCAAATAAGCCTTTCAATACGTCCAACATGTGATTCTCCTTTTATTGGAGTTTGCTTATTATTTTTAATAAGCTCTCTTTGATGTATTTTTGTGCTTTTGGATCACCCTTGACCTCTTTCGCTATGCGTAAAGCATTATGGCCACCTCTAGCGTTCATGATATGTTCATAAATTGGTGTGGGATATGCTCCAGGAGCACTAGGTTGAGCCACCACATCTACTGTGATAATCTCAAAATCGCTGACTTTGCCAGTTCCATCACCGCTGACATTGCCAGAACCTCTGCTTGATACTCCCAACTTGACTCCACTTTCCAACATAGTACGCACTAGTTGGCCCATGGGTGTTGGCAATATCTTGAATTTTCCATAACCATTTGGACCGTCCATCCACATTTCAGTAATCATGTGTGACACACGGTCCAAATTGATCTTTAAGTCATCTGGATGATCTACTTCGCCCAAAACGCTATATCCGCCTGTAATTTGATCATTCAAAGTTTTGACAGCTCTTTCAATTTCATCTACAGGATATACTCTCTGGTTGGCATTTTTGATGCCGCCTTGAATGCAGATACCCTTCATGTAAAGGTTTTTGCCGTCTTGGCCGTCAGATTCGACCACCATACGGGCTTGGTCGAAACTGAGATTTTCACGTAAGTAGTTCATCTATCTTTTTACTTTGCTCTTCCTGGAGCGCCATTGATTGGACTGTCAGCACTTCTGTCACCATTGTCACCTGTGCTCTTCTTCTCAGCCCCGTGTCCTGGCTCTTTCTTCTTAAATGCTGTTTTACCAGCTTTTCCACCTGGAACATTAATATTTCCGCCATCTTGTAGCTGTGGCTTACCACCTTTGAATACTCCAGTGCCTTTCAATTGTCCTTGATTAGCAAATGTTGGAGTTTCTGTACCGCCTTGATTTAAATTCTTAGCTGTACCGCCCATGTCATTCTTACCAGCTACGATTGACTTGGTGTTTACACCGTCGTCGCCCATTTTACCAAAGCTAGTATAGTCTTTGCCACCGCCAACTTTTTCTACATATTCACGAATAAAGTCTTCGTCAGTCTTTTCATCATCTTCGTCTTCGTCATCTTCATCACGCTTCTCGAAGTACATGCTTTCTTCTTCGCCTTCTTCCTCTTCTTCTTCACCACCAAAGTCGTCGCCGCCCATGTCGTCGCCGCCTTCCTCGCCTTCTTCACCGCCCATTAGGCTTTCAAACTCATCCTTAAGGGCCTCTAATTCTGCTTCTAGGTCGTCTAAACGATCACCTAGTTCTTCTTCACCGCCCATGCCCATTTCGTCATCGCCGCCAAACTCATCATCGCCCATGTCGCCCATGTCATCGCCGCCCATGTCATCATCAGATTCAACATCACCTAACATGTCGTCAGCTTCGTCACCGCCCATGGCTTCCTCTGGACTCATGCCTACGTCCATATCTTCTTCAGGCTCCATTTCCATGCTTTCTTCTGTTTCTTCTTCTTCAAAATCATCGGCTAATAGGTTCTCATAAATCTCACGGGATTTAGCTACTACGATGTCATGAAATAATTCTCGTGCTTTGGCCTCATTGTCATTGATAAGGTGCTCAAGCATCTGCTCGAATTTTGAACGATCTGTCATTTTGTTCTCCTATAGGTAATGAGCTGTCAAGTATATTTACATATAACTGTAAAAATTGGTTGATAATGATGTGATTTTAACGTATTTTTTCCCAGCTGGACATTATGTCCCTAAAATCATTAAAAAATAGTCGTTTATAATTATCATAACGCCAAGGTGGATCAAAAAAAGTCTCCACATTGACTCTATAATATTTTACTGTGCTGTTGTCTTTTATTATTTTTTCAGTTTGTCTAAGCCAATTACCATGGTAGGTAGCTGGGTCTGAACTCTTTTTATAATTGTTTGTGTTGGCATAGACATTATTGATTTTGCCTTTGAGACCTTCATAATCAAAACCAAAAATATAGACCTCATCAGGTCTATGACTAGTAGCTAGATTTAATGCTGTTGGGCCACTGCTCCAACCTAAATTAGGTTCAAAGTAATTAAATTTTTCGTAATTTTTGTAATTAGGGATATAATTAGTCCATACTTGATTAGTCAATTGATACTTACTTTCATTTATTTCATTGACCATCTTACTGTCCACAGCCACAAGATAATCTGGACTAAAATCTCTGTAAACTGCATTACAGGCGTAGATTAGTCCATATGGCTTAACTTCATCAAATCCCATGTTAAGTCGTGTTCGACCATTGCCAAACACGAAACTTCTTTTCATAGAGGCTTACGTCTGCACATCCAAACAACAGACTGGAATTCATCTTGCATATAAGGCTCACACTTATTTCTATCCAATGCTTCCTTTACGTCTGCAAAAGTGATTTCACACCATAACCATTCATTAGGAGTAATGTATTTTTCAAAGTACTCCTTACTCTCACTATAATCATGTGCCATGATAAAATCGCCTGGCTTGAGCAGGTCTGCTAGCAAATTGACTTCGTTGATTTTGTTACCGCCATCACACATCAATACAGTAGTACCTGGACTTTGAATAGCATTTTTAATTTCTTCGTAATTACTGGCTCTAATACTACCGTAATCATCACTGAACAAATTACAACAACGTACATTAATTCCAGAGTCTCTTAATTGCTGATATTGTCCTAAATTAATTATATCATAAGTGGTATAACTAAATTGGTAATTTAATTTTTTTAAAACATCATTATATAGAGCCATAGCTGCGCCGCCATGACCAGTACCAATTTCCACAATATTTACTGGCTTTACTTGAGAGAAAAATTTTTCAAAAACAGAAAGAAAATTCCTGTGCTGCTGGCCAATCATGCCATATAAACTGAGATTCCAATCCATAACTAATCCTTTAATAAGTTAATAATTTAAGCTGCTGGGGCAGCAGGTTCGGCCCCATACATACTTTGAACAAATGTAAGTTCTTCTTCCATTTCTAAAATATGCGCTTCCGAGCCTTTCCTTAAATCATTTATCTGTTTTAAAGTGAGTCTAGTTTTTCTTGTGTCACTACGTAAAAGTTCTTCAACATCTCGTGCTGAATCAAACCTAAAGTCGTTGCCAACTTTTTGTGTTTCAGGATTGAGGTAGAATAACTCTCTTAGGATCATATATCTATTTATTAAACTGGAGGGGGTGCTCCGCCTGCACCTGCTGTCATACCCATGCCAGTGTCAACTCCTGGAGGCATACCGCCAGCAGCTTGAGCCATATCCTCTGGGGCGCTAGTATCACTGTTTAATTCCAAATCACTGTCGATGCCAGCAGCACTGACACCTGCACTGCGCAATTCACCACTGGCATCTGTACCAGTAATGTTACTCATGCCCTTTTCCTGCTTCCATAAGTTTTCGTTTTCTGCCATCTCTTCTTCACTGAGTCCTAAGAATCTCTTCAAGGCAAACCTCTTACTGATATAAGGAATAGCCTGTATGGTATTAAATGTGTTAATTCTCTGTCCATCAACTTCAGATTGTCGATAAGCAGCAAAGTTCTGAGGTGGTTGAAAACGTATCTCAAATAAACTAGTATCAATATTGATACCTTTACTGTGCAAATAACGTTTGAATTCCTGATCAAACACACCAGTTAATAAGGTCTGCAAACGTATGCAATAGTTATTAAAACGTAATTCTTGAATATAAGCAGTACCCACTCTACCATCATTATACTGTGCTTGACTATCATCTGCTCCTGTAGGCAAATAACTGGATGGTATTCTTAATGCTCTAAATAACTTGTTGGTAAAGTATTTGAGATCGTCAATCTCGCCTAAGTTTGTACCACCTGCTAATGTTTCAACTTTGCTGCCTCTGCCGCCTTCAGTCTGTGGGAAGAAATAATCTTCACTGATACTTAATGGATTATAAGCACTGTCAATAACATTCATACCACCGCCACTTTGACTGGGAATACGACGCTGATGTATTTCATTTTTAACACGTTCCACAAAGGCCATGGCCATATGGCTAGGCATATTACCCACATCAATATAAAATATTCTACGCTCTGGCGCACGTTGTATACGATAGATTAAGATGGCATCTTCTAATAGTTCTTTTTGTTTATATACTTTGAACACTTGTTCTAATAAACTATTTCCAAATGGATAGTTGTTATCTAAACCTTCACTCAAACTTAAATGTACCACATGGGCAGCATCAATAGACATTTCATTTTCACCAATATGAAATCTATCTCCATACTGTGTTGGGTACGCACCAGTTGACCCTCTAGTTAGTCCACCACCTGCAATATAATTACTACCTCTATTATTAGTTTGCTGAGGACTGGTTTGAATCTGTGTGGCTACTAGATTTTGAAAATTAGGTGCTAGGTCACGCACTACGTACTGCTCAGGCTTTTTGCCTTCACTCTCATTCACAATGACTTTGACTAATTTACTAGGATCTACATAAAACCATTTTTGTGTTTCTGGATCTCTAATAAAAAACGCATCGCCATACTTGAAAGTATTACGAACTATGCGAAAAAACCTTGTGTCAAATTGTTGTACTTTAAACCATTGTTGTACATATTCTCTTAGTACTCGTATCTCTGAATTAGTAGCTTTATCTTTAAAACTGAGATGAAAGGTTGTGTTGTTTTCTTTATTTTTCTGTGTGCAAAATTCTGCTAGAATATCTAGTGCAGCATTAACTTCTGGATCCATGTCCATAGTATCATACTGCATGTAACGTTCTATTCTATTGGGACTGCCTACATAAATGTCTGGCAAGTAGCTACTGTAATTGCTACGAGCAGGACCTGCTTTGTTACCGTTGCCCATGGGACTGCTAGTACCAGAAAGATTATTGGTACTGGGTGCTGGGGTAAAATATCTACGCCAACTCATCAATGTGCTCCTATTACGTTTCCGCTAGCTGCCGATGCAACTCCCTTAGTAGCTTTAATTTGATCTCTCAGCAATGAACCATTTGAATTATTTACTGCAATTAGTTTTTCCATAGCAGTATTTAATTTTTCTAAGGTTTTTACCACGTCGTCTAGGCTTTTTGTTTCGCTCTTCTCACCTGATTTGTCTTTTTTATCTGCTTCTGCTTTTGTTTTAGCTTCTGCTGCTTTTTTAGACTCTTCAGCTTGTCTGTTAAATTTGGCATTTTCTCTAGCATCATCTGGATTTTCTACTTTAGGTAAAGCTTTCTCATCTTTTTTAGGCGGAGCTAAAATTGGCATGCCATTTGGTCCAATTTTAGTCACACTGCCAAATGATATTTTAGATCTGTCCAATGTATCAGCAGGTTCAGCAGCAGCTTGTTCACTGTACTTGGGTCCAGTGTCCATATTGGCCAAAATGTCCCCGCCATTGGCCTCATTTATTTTGTCTAGATTTGCTTGTTCTGCTTGTTGATTCTCTAGTTCTTTATTTTGTGCATCTTGGTCAGCAATGGCTTGCATTTCCTCATCAGTAGGGCCAGGTATGAGACTTTTTATATCATCCATGACATCTTCTGTACTATCAGCAAAATCATCACCTGAATTTTTTATTCCACGAGCCAAATCTCCCATTGACTCATCAACTACTTCTGCCAAATTCTGATTGGCCTCATCTAATTGCCGAGCATAATATTCATACTGTTCGCCTATGTCTTCTTCACTGGCCCCCATTAACAAATCATTTAATTTTTGTTGTGCTTCTTTTTGTCTTTCTATGGCCTTGTCTATGTTATCCTGTGCTTCGGCGGCTTTCATTTCTGCATCAGTGGCACCCTTACTTGGTACTACACTGTCAATATCCTCACCAATTTTATCTTTGTCAACATGAGTGAATTTAGCCTGTGCTGCTGTATCAATTTGTGCTGCTTCAAGTTCCTCCTCATTATTAATGGCGTCCAACTCCATTTTGTCTCGAGCTGCCTTTTCTGCTGCAAGATCAGCCTCTGATTTACTTGGTACTACACTGTCAATATCCTCACCAATTTTATCTTTGTCAACGTAACTGAATTTAGCCTGTGCGGCAACATCCGCTTGTGCTGCTTCAAGTTCCTCATCATTATTAATGGCGTCCAACTCCATTTTATCCCGTGCTTGCTGCTCGGCGCTCTTAAGCTCATTTTCATTTGATTCTTTTTTAACTTTACCTAAGGCCTCATCTAGTTTGGCTTGCTCTTCTAAATTACGTTTAAGATTATTTTCAGCTCTTATTACACCATTCTGAAATGTTTTTAATTGACGTTGTTCTTCATTTGTTAAATCTCTTTCACCAGCTATTTCTCGTAATGCAGCTACTCTAGCTTGGTTAGCTGCCAGTCTATCCTCAATGCCTTCTCGGCGTTTTGCTAGGTCTTCTGATTTTTTTGTTAGATCTTGCATACTTTGAACTGGCAAGGCATCCTTCATGTCTTTAGAAATGTCTTTTGATTTTTCTGCAACTAGTACTTGTAATGCTTTATATTCGTCATTACTTTTTGCATTTGCTTCACGTTCACGTTCTTGTTTTTCTTTAAGAGGTTTTTCAATAGCCTCAATTTCTGCTTGTTCCTTTTCTGTCAAGGCACGATTAGCAGTAAGAGCTTGATATTTTATAGCATCTGTTCTAGCGTTAACATCAGCTATCTCCTCCATAGCTGCACGATTTTTATCTTTATTAGCCGTTAATCGTGCATTGGCTTCTTCTAATGTCAATCCTGACATTTCTTTAAGCATTGATTTTTGATCACTGGTTAAATCGTCAGCAGCCTTTTTCTTAAAATTCCATTCTTCATCAAGATTTTTTTGTGTAGTTTCTAAAATAGACTTTTTAGTATCTAACTCCTTTGCTGCTCCCTCTTCTAAATCTTTACTAATTTGTGCTTGAAAAGCTTTCATACGTTCCATTGCGGCTTCTGCTTCTGTCATTCGATCGCCGCCACCAGCTCTGCCCGCACCACCTTCGCCACCTTTGGCTTTGGCTAGATTAGCTTGGGTCATCTCCATCAGTTTGGCTAACTGTGGATTAGCTGCCATTTTCTTGTCAAAGTCTTCCTTGCTAACTTCCTTTCCATTAAAAGAATAAGACTGAGAACTGTTGGGAGAGGTTGGCTCTACTTTAGATTCTTTTTGATTTTTAGCTCTTGCTGCTTCCAATGAGGCAAGATCTTCACGGGCTATTGCTGCCTCATCATCATCAGCTTTTTTAGACTCTACTTTTTTAGGCTCTATTTTAGGCTGTTCTTTTTTAGGTTCTTCTTTTTTAGGTTCTTCTTTTTTAGGTTCTTCTTTTTTAGGTTCAGCTGCTTTGGCAGCAGGTGCAGGTTGTGTTTGTACTGCTGTAAGTTTTTTTAATTCTGTAAGTTCTTTTGGCCAGTTAGATACTTCTACCTTACTGACTGTGGTCTTAATATCTGTGAGTATTTTATTGATGTCAATACCAGGCATCTTAACAGTACCAGCACCACTAGCAGCACCAAGTTCGCCAGTCATGCCTTTGATATCAAATTTTGCTTTGGAACTATCAGATAATTGTTTGGCTAATTTCTTAGTGGAGTCAGGATCCAACACAGTTTCATCTTTGTGAATTTTAACTAGTGCATCCATAGGTTCTATTGGGCTACCAGTTTTTTCCAATGTACCGCCATCTCTAGTTCCAGGCTTTGGAGCAACAAATGAGTTTACCGCTCCAGCTGCTTTCCCAGTTATAAATCCTACCATTTCTGCAGCGGTAGGAGTACCTTCGCCAGTCTTGGCCTTTTGCATACCTGATTTGGTGGCTTCTTCCCCCTTCTTGGTAAACGTTTTAAATACCCCGCTTGCACCAAGAACATCTTCATTCAATCTTTTTAATGAAGGACTTAACTCTTTATTCAGAGGCTGAACAAGTCCACTCATTACTGCTGATTCAACATCCTTCATTCTTTGATTAAAATTTACAGTTGCTTTGGTTGATTCATCAGTGGCGTTTTGCTGTGCTGCAACTGTCTTCTCATACTCTTCCGCAGCCTCGTCAGTATCTACTTTTCTACCTAATTTTTGCTCCATCTCCTTTCGAGTTTTTTCAACGCCCTCTGCGTGAGTTTGATTGGCAGCGGCAAATTTTGAAAACGAGCCGCCAATCTCGGTTAATCCAGATTGCACTATCATTTGATTTTGAGCAGCGTTATTTCTTAATTTGTCCGCTTCTACCTGAGACTCTTTGGATTTTTTCTTAGCGTCCTCAAAATTTCCATCGGCTGCCAATTTGGCCTGTTCAGATGTGGCTATGGCAGACTTACCACCAGCAACTACTTGTCCTATTGCTTCTTTAGTTACCGCAGTACCATATAAAAAAGTCTCTTTAAATAACTGACCTTGACCTCGAGCATTGGCAGCAGCATACTGCTGATCCATCTTCAATTTATACTCAGCAGCTTCCTTATCACTCATGTTTTGAGTTGCTAAACGCAACTTAGCTTGATAAGCCTGATCAGCTGCCAATTTCTTTTGAGCATCCATCTGCTCTTCACGACTCTTGCCAGTTAGTTTGGCCATGAGATCCATTTCTCTGGCCATGTCAGTTGTGGCTTTGATGGCTAACTCGTCTCTTTCTTTACCCGATGCCATACTGGCACCAATAGAACCCATCTGCATTGCTAGTAATTCATTTAGATCCTTATTGGTATACCCTAAATTACGTAGACTATCAGTTGCCGTGGTGCTCTCATCAAACATTTTTTTACTGGCAGCAGCAAATTCCTTAGCACCCTTGTCAAGGCTGCCACCAAATCCTGATAGACTAGCCTTGTTTTGATCAAGAATATCATTAAATTCATTCAGACCTAGTCTTGCACCTTTTGCGGCGGTCTGCATGTCTACAATACTGTTGCCAAAACTTATACCAGTTTTACTAAGATTTTGCCATGCTGGTAACCCAGCATTAATATCTTCAGCAACTTTTAAAAATGCTGAAGAAGCGCCCTTTGTTGGGCCATCCATGCTCTTTAAAGCACTTGTAAAAGAACCCAGTGCTTCATTAGACGATTTGGTATCACCTCCGCCACCACGACCACCGCCACCACTGCCTTTCATGGCTTTTGCCAGTTTTTCTACACTTTCATCTGATAAAGTAATAGGGGTTCCTGAAGGATCAGCCATTATTTTTTACCTTTAAATTTTTCCCATTGATCCACAAACCCATTAGGCAAAGTAAACGTCTCTTGATTAGGCAACCATTGAGGATATATGGCATTAGGTCTTTTAGGGATTTTATCTAATGGATTGCCCTTTCCATCTTTGATTGACAATGCTATGTCATTTTTAACTTGAGGTACATAATAAAATTGAGGTTCTAATGTTAAAAACCCATCTTTGTCAGTGGCAACAATGTCGCCTATTCTAGGTCCTTTATTATTGGAACCGCCAAGACCAGTACTAACACCGTGAAGAATTCCGTGAAGACCTTCAGGATCAGTGGGAATTGTTAGATCATTTTCAAGTTTATCCACTGGTTTGCCCATTATTTTTTCAACGCCAGCAGCTTTTAACACACTAGCACCAATGGATATAATTGAATTCCAGCCTTCAGTTACTGGCCATCCAATTATACTGTACAATATTTTTTTAATAAACTGTGTTAAAAAATCGTTGCTTTTTTCAAACCAAATTAATGTCAGTGCTGGAGATAAGGTAAGAACATATTTAAGTATGCCCACAATAACTGATGGTATCCACCCAACAACTGGGATAAATCTAAGTAAAATTTGTATACCACCAAGTATTTTTTGAAACCCGCCTCTAGACCATGCCAGTACAATTGATGCTGCAACTTTGCCCACAAGTTGTTCCATTTGGTCATAATATTGAGTTTGTGCATCTTGAATTGATGTACTGCCACTGAATTGATTAGTTTTAGGCACAGCTCCATTGGCTTTTTTAAATTGATTAAAATCATTATTGAGCTTTTCTTTTTGTTTGACAAAATCAGTAACAAAATAAACAACACCAATAAATTGAAAAAACCTTAATAAGATTGATCCGCCTGGAATTTTACCAAAAATCTTTTGCTCAATGCTCATGTTTCCAGTGATCACTGGATTTTTTTGACTAAAAGTTGGCATTTCGCTGATAATTTCTATGACTTTCATAAGTTTATTTAGTTACCAAATTATGGTAAATTTTTAATCCACCCCATTTTATGCTAGTATAAATACGCATAATAATTGGAAATACACTATGAACAATCCCCTACAAAAATTCTTTAGACAACCTAAAATTTATATTAGCTTGCCCAGTAAAGGAGTTTACTATGAACCTGGAGCCCTGGTGGGAGATCATACACACTTCCCCATATTGGCCATGACAGGCATTGACGAAATACTAGTCAAAACTCCAGACGCATTGTTTAACGGTGAGTCCACAATTAGAATTATAGAAAGCTGTTGTCCTTATATTAAAGATGCTAAAAACATCCCAGTCATCGATATTGATACTATACTGGCTGGAATTAAGATTGCCACATTTGGAAATAATGTGACAGTGACTAAAACTTGCAATAAATGCGGCACTGAAAATGATTACGACATACCATTAAACTCAATTATTGATTATTTTAGCAATTTAAAATTCAGTAATAAAATCACCATCCAAGATAATTTAGAAATTATTATTCGTCCATTAAAATACAGTGAAATGAGTTATTTTAGCATGGAAAATTTTAAACTTCAAAAAACTTTAAATCAAACAACAGATCTAAGTGAGGAAGATAAAAAAGCTAAAATTAATGAAATTTACATAAGACTCAGTGAACTTCAAATAGAATTATTTTTAATGGCTGTGGAAAATGTCATAGTAGACGACATAGTGGTCACAGAAAAACAATACATTGAAGAATGGTTGAAGAATGTTGAAAAGACCGTGTTTGGCACTATCAAAAAGAAAATAGAAGAAAATAAAAACCTATGGGAAATTCCAGAAACACCAGTAGTATGCGATGAATGTGGTGCTGACAATAAAATCCAACTGAGTTTGGATCAATCAAGTTTTTTCGGCTAAGACTCCTTTACGCCTCAAACTCTGATATTGAACAATATATTAATAAATTAGATCTTGAAGCTTTAGAGTTCAAAGAAGATTTATATAAAATAGCATGGTATATGAGAGGAGGAGTCACAGCCAATGACCTACTATACCTTTATAGTTATGAAGATAGAAAGATAATGTATAAGATTATCAAAGACAATATTGAAACAACTAATAAAACTGGTATGCCATTAATTTAATATTTGAGAGTGAGCAAGCTCACTCTGTTTTAAGACTCACGTCTTAAAACATTTTTCTTCAGCGAAGCTTTTTAATATTATGCAGATTGTGTGGACGTACTTCTCCCGTTGCCGGGAGAACGAAAGACATTATGCGAGTTGCTTAGTCCGATACTATATTAGGGCATTACAGAGGCGGTCATCCTGTACCTCGAGCCCAGTCTTCTATACGACGGGAAATAATTAAACAAATATAGTCTTGCCTAACTACCGTGGGGTTGTATCTTTTTCATCAGA